CAGCATCATGAGAAAGTGCTAATCATTGTACCTACAACATCTCTTGTTGAGCAGATGTATAAAGACTTTGGAGATTATTCAACGAATGATGATACCTGGAATCATGAGGAGTCTTGCCATAGAATCTACTCAGGAAAAGAAAGAATCAATGTCCAGCAAGAGGTAATTATTACAACCTGGCAATCGATCTACAAGATGCCTCCTACTTGGTTTGAACCATTTCGAATGGTGATAGGAGATGAAGCCCATAACTTTAAAGCGAAGTCTTTATCCTCGATCATGGAGAAGTTAAGGGATTGTAAGTATCGTATAGGAACAACTGGAACTCTGGATGGAACTCAAACGCATAAACTCGTGCTTGAGGGTTTATTTGGTCCAGTCTATCAGGTGACGACGACAAAAGCACTGATTGATTCAGATGCCTTGTCAGAACTTGAGATATCGATTCTCCTACTTAAGTACGATGATAAATACTGTCAGGAATTGAAAAAGAAATCTTATCAAGAAGAAATCGACTTCCTGGTAAGCTATATCCCTAGAAACAAATTTATTCGTAACTTAGCTCTTGCACAAGAAGGAAATACTCTTATCCTCTATAACTATGTTGAAAAACATGGCAAGCCTATCTACGACATGATACAAAAGAAGCTATTAGAATCAGCCAGACCTTCAGCAGCAAGAAAGCTGTTCTTTGTATCTGGTTCTGTCGAAACCGATGAGAGAGAAAGAATTCGTTCCATCACTGAGGGTGAGAAAGATGCAATCATTGTAGCATCAATGGGAACTTTCTCTACAGGTATCAATATTCGAAATCTTCATAATATCATATTTGCTTCTCCCTCAAAGTCTCAAATTCGAGTTCTACAATCAATTGGTAGAGGACTTCGTAAAGCAGATAACAATCAAGGAACAAAGGTATTTGATATCGCAGATGATCTTCATTGGAAGAAACATCGGAACTATACGTTGGATCATGCAGCAGAGAGAATTAAAATCTATTCCAAGGAAAAATTTAGCTACGCAATCCATGAGGTAAACATATGAACGATCTAATCCAAGAAGCCTCATTGATACTTAAACTTGTCTCAGGTGATACACTTATATGCCAAGTGATTAAAGACAGCGATGATAACATATTCATACGTGATCCATATCTAATTAATTTGCATCAACAAAATGAAGAAGATGGAGTACATGTCGTTGCCTATTACTCAGAATGGTTCATGTCCACAGACTCTCGAATTCATGTAATTAGAAAACAGCACGTCATTTCTGCTGCAATACCAGATTCTAGAACAAAAGAAGACTACCAATTGATAGTGCAAAGAAAAGAATTAGCAATTCTAAATGCTACAAAGAATAACAATAACGGTAAGACTACTCAATCTTCTTCTCCATTTGAGGATCTCAACTACAAGTTTAATAACCATTCGAGTAATAAGAAATATCCTCATGATAGATCAAATAATTGATATTCTCCAATTCCTGTATTCTGCTTTTCCCTGTATCACTAGATACAAAATAACGGCTTTTTAGACAGATGTAAAACTTATTGTAATGTTTTTGAAACGAAACTATTGAATTGAAATTAATACTATAATGTTTACAATCTCGATATTTTATAATATAATGTAGATAATTAACATAGATAGACTTATATCATGCCTATGACTGACAACCAAATTTTAATTAATACACCTCCAAAGAAAACTACGCTAGCTGCAAAGCGCGAGGGTGTACACTACGTAAACAACAAAGAATTTTCACAGGCAGTCGTAGACTATGTGAAGTCTGTGAAAGCGGCTCAATTAAATAACGTTGAGGTTCCTCGTATAACCGAATATATTGGCAGATGCTTTCTTCGAATTGCTGAGGGATTATCTCATAAACCAAACTTTATTCGATATACTTATCGTGAGGAGATGGTTATGGATGGCGTAGAGAACTGTATTAAAGCCATCATGAATTATAATGTAGAAGCCGCAACACGAACTGGTAATCCAAATGCGTTTGCCTACTTTACACAGATTTGCTATTACGCTTTCATACGTAGAATCATGAAAGAAAAGAAGCAGCAAGATATCAAGTTTAGATACATTGAGCACGCTGGAATTGAGAACTTCTTAACGAATCCTCAAGAAGAAATGAAAGGTGCAAATGCTATGCTTGGTGGAATTGAGAATGGATTCATTGATGTTCTCAAGAAGAGAATTGATAAAGTTAAAACCACAGATAAAGCAATTAAAGAATTTAAGAAAGCAAATAAAGCTATCTTAGAATTATTCATGGAATGAAATTAGCTATCTTAAATGATACTCATTCGGGTGTCAGGAATTCTTCGGATATCTTCCTTGATTATCATGGTAAGTTTTATTCCGAGGTATTCTTTCCATACTGCGAAAGCAATGGGATCAAACAGATCCTGCACCTAGGAGACTTTTATGATCACCGAAAGTACATCAACTTTCGTGCTCTGAATCATAACCGTAAAGTCTTTCTCGAGCCTATGCGTGAACTTGGTATGACGATGGATATCATACCTGGAAATCACGACGTGGTTTATAAGAATACGAATGACCTATGTTCTCTAAAAGAATTATTAGGATTCTTTTTAAAGGATGTGAATATTATCATGCATCCTAAAGTGATGAACTATGATGGATGTAAGATAGCATTACTCCCATGGATCAATCCTGAGAACTTAGACGAGTCAATGAAGTTCGTAGAAACATGCGATGCTTCAATACTTGCAGCACATTTAGAATTATCTGGATTTGATTATATGCCAGGTATGCCAGCACCACACGGAATGGATCCAGCACTCTTTTCTCGATTTGAAAGTGTTTGGTCTGGACATTATCACACAAAGTCTGAGAAGGGAAACATACACTATCTCGGAACACAATACGAGATGTCGTGGAGTGATGCAGGAGATCCTAAGTACTTTCATGTATTCGATACAGATACAAGAGAATTAACTCCAGTTCTGAATCCTCATACGATCTATGCTAAGTTATATTACAATGACGACAAGAAGGTCTATTCAAATCTTAAAAATAAGTTTGTCAAAGTAATCGTTACTAACAAGAGCAATCCTGTTGAATTTGACAAGTTTGTGGATCGTATCCAGAAGCAAGAACCATTTGAAATTAAAATCGCTGAGAACTATGAAGAGTTCCAGGGAGAGAATATAAGTGATGAGGATGTAGAAGTCGTATCAGACACTTCAGTCTTATTAGATACTTATGTAGATGCAGTTCAAACTGCTTTAAATAAAGATAGAATCAAAACTAAATTACGAGAGTTATACATAGAAGCTCAATCCTCTGAATTTGCATGATATTATTTGAAAAAGTGAAATGGAAGAACTTCCTCTCAACAGGAGATAAGTTCACTGAGATTGATCTGAACAATGGAGAATCTACATTAATTGTAGGTGCAAATGGTTCAGGTAAATCCACCCTTCTTGATGCAATTGCATTTGCTTTATTTGGTAAACCTCACCGTGACATCAAGAAGAACCAGATCGTAAACTCAATCAACAATAAAGATTGTGTAGTTGAGGTCGAGTTCTCATTAGGTAATAATCACTTTCGAGTCATTCGTGGAATCAAGCCAAATGTATTTGAGATCTGGCAGAACGATCAATTACTTAATCAAGAGTCTCATACTCGAGATTATCAGAAGATACTTGAACAAAATATCTTAAAGCTGAACCATAAGTCTTTTCATCAGATCGTGATGCTTGGATCAAGCTCGTTCATTCCTTTCATGCAGCTTCCTGCACAGCATCGAAGGGAAGTCATTGAAGATCTCTTAGACATCAATATCTTTACAAAGATGAATCAGCTCCTGAAAGAGAAGTCCTCGACTCTTAAGGATCAAATCTCTGAGCTTGGATACGAAGCTGATGTGATTGCTGAAAAGGTAAGAATGCAATACAAGTATATTGCTGATCTCAAGAATCTCGATAAAGAGCAAGACGAGAAGAGACAAGAAAAGATCACTATACTTGAAGAACAAGTAGATACACTTTTAAAGAAGAACCAAGAGCTTACGGTTCTTGTTGAAGAGAACTATTCACATCTCCAGAAACAATTAGATGAATCTACGTCTCTCAAACAAAAGCTACTCTCAAATAAATCCTCGATTAATACTGATATTGCAGCTATTGTAAAAGAAGCAAAGTTCTATGATAGTAATGATGAATGCCCTACTTGTGCACAACCAATTGATTTAAACTTTAAGAAAGATAAGATTCATAAATGCAAGAGTAAAGCTTCTCAACTTGCAAAGGATCAAGCTACTCTTGAAAAGACTCTTGAAGAAGTGAATAAGTCTATTGCAGGTGTCACTGAAAGTATCAACGACGGTAAGACGTTTAACACTGAGATTCTTACAAATAACGTCACGATACGCAACCTCCAGAAGCAAATCAAAGAATTAGAAAAAGAAGCATCGACAAAAAAGAATATCGATCTCGAAGCTTCAGAGAAAGAACTCCAGACTCTTACACTCAAACAGACTGAGATAGGAACTCAGAAGAATTCATTATACGAGGAGAGTACGTATAATCAAGCAATCGCAGAGATGTTAAAAGATACTGGCATTAAGACGAAGGTTATTAAGCAGTATCTTCCGGTGATGAATAAGCTGATTAATCAATATCTTCAAACTTTAGATTTCTTCGTGTCATTTCATTTAAATGAAAGCTTTGAGGAGACCATTAAGTCCAGGCATCGCGATGACTTCTCATACTCTTCATTCTCGGAAGGAGAGAAGCAAAGAATCGACCTTGCATTATTATTTACTTGGAGACAGGTTGCAAAGATGAAGAATTCTGTGAGTACGAATCTACTCATTCTTGATGAAACATTTGACTCATCTCTTGACTCAGATGGAGTAGATAATCTTCTGAGAATATTACAGACTTTAGATGAAAACACCTCGGTATTTGTGATATCACATAAAACCGATATTTTAGATGGAAAATTTAAGAATAAGATAGAGTTCTATAAAGAGAAAAACTTCAGCTTTTCTAAGTAGTTGATTATCAACAACTTATAATACACATATTTGTGTACTTTTTTCGTGGAATTAAGTAATATATTTCTATGAACAAATTACATCAAGGCCAATCGGTATTAGCTAAGTTGTTATCCAAAGAGAATATATCTATACAACACGGCAATTTTCAAACCGCTTTCTTCGATGTACAGAACAGAGTTCTAGGTCTTCCAATTTGGAAGGATGCCGATAAGGATATCTATGACTTATTAGTGGGTCATGAGGTCGGTCATGCTCTTTATACTCCAGTATTTAATCCAGCTGAGCTTCCATGTCCTAAAGATTACATAAACATCGTGGAGGATGTTCGTATTGAAAAATGCATTCAAGAGACTTATCCTGGTCTTATTGCATGCTTCCGTAGAGGTTATAAGACTTTAGTCGATCAGAATTTCTTCGGAACACGAAATCGCGATCTTAGCACCTATGGTCTTATCGATCGTATCAATCTTCATGCAAAAGCAGGTGCTTATCTAAATATCAAGTTTTTACCTGAAGAAAAAGCTATCGTGGATCAAGTCATGAACGTATCGACTTGGGAAGAAGTTATGGCAGCTGCAGTTGCCCTTCATAAGTTCGCCCATGAGGAGAAGAAAAAGAATCCTGAAAAACCTTCACCATCTAATACTCAATCCTCTGAGCAGTCTCCTTCTTCTCCATCAGAATCTATGGAGAATGGGGATTCTTCTGAACAAACCGAAACTGATCAAGAATCATCAGAGTCTGAGTCAGGTGATTCTCAAGATGAATCCTCAGAATCTAAATCTACTTTAGATAAAGCTAGCGCTTCAGAAAAATTAGATGAATCTGAAACTTCACGCCACTTTGAGAATAGTGCTAAAGAATTAATAAAGGATCCAAAGATTGCAAATCGTACTGCTTATGCCATTGAGCCTTCAATGGAAGATATTAATAATATGATATGCAAATACGAAAAAGTGTTCTCTCTGAGAGATGAAAGTGAGATTTATAAAGAACTATCTAATTCATCGCAATTTAAAGCTGAATATAAAGAATTTTTAAATAACACCAAGAAGTTTGTTGCAGTATTAGTTAAAGAATTTGAAATACGTAAAGCTGCTTATCAATACAGCAGATCTACAACCTCAAAGACCGGAATCCTTAATGTAGATAAGATTCATTCATACCGCTATAGTGATGACATATTTCTAAGTGTTACTTCTCTTGCTAATGCCAAGAATCATGGTATGATGATGTTTGTAGATTTTTCTGGTTCAATGGGTAAAGTTCTCCCATATGTTTTAAAACACCTTATTAATCTATGCTTATTCTGTAAGTCAGCTGGAATTCCTTTTCAAGTTTATAGTTTCTCTGGTGGAACTTATGCCTCACTTGTAGCAAAGGATCCACGTTATTCCTATTCAAAATACCATTCTTGGGGTGAAGGACGTGAAGGTAAGATCACTACAGAACAAGTTATTCTCTTAGATTTAGTCAATTCTGAGATGAGTAAGGCTGATTTCAATAGAGCAATTCGTGATTTGTATATTCGTAGCAAGAGACCAGAAAGCGCATGTGCAGCAGTTGAATATCTTGGAGACACACCATTAAACGAAACTATCATTGCTGCCCATAAGCTGGTTCCATTATTCAAAGCCAAACATAATATTCAAAAAATGAATGTGATGTTCCTTACAGATGGAGAAGGTAATTGTCTTTCTATTAAAAGCGATCCAAACTATAAAAATGTAAAATTCGATAAGTCTTGGAATGATTCTTACAACTATATCGAAATGAAGTTAAACGGTCAGCACTTCAAATCAGAACTTTATGGAGAATATTGCTCTCAGAAATTATTCAAGCATTTAAGAAAAACGACTGACTGCAATCTAATTGGATTTTATATACCAAAACAAAAAAGTGTTGCTAAGAAACTTGCTATCGACATCATTCGTGGAAAGAATGGTAACAACTGGCAATCAGCTACAAATATGTGGAACTCAACTTATCAAGCAAAGTATCGTGCTGATAAATCCATTCATTTTGAGGAGGCTCTTGGATATAACGAATACTTTATCGTGGCAAGTGGCGATGAATTAGATACTTCAGATGAGAGCTTAAACATTGACCAATCCATGAGCCGAGGCCTAATGGCTAAAGCATTCTCTAACTTTAATAAAGCCAAAAAGGTTAACCGGGTGTTTGTGACTAAGTTCGCTGAGGCACTTGCATAAGTTGTTGATAATTAATTGCTTAAAATTATCATATTTGTGTACTAATTCCACGGTATTTGTTAGAATCTTCTTGTTAGTAAATCTTCTTCTTCTTAATCAATAACATGAATACATACTCCAAACAAATCATTGCTCAACTCCAGAGCAATTTCCCTGATCAAACTCAGTTCCGTCGTAAAGATATTGATGCAGTTGCAAAGTCTCTAGGCTTTGAGTTTAAGCAATACTCAGAACTTTTAAATGATACTTATAAAGTGCATCGTGGTCTATACGACTACTCTTCACAACTTAAAGCTGAAATCACTATTCCAGCTGAAGCTGCAATGAAGCTATCGGCGCCTGTCACTTCTGTTCTTAATACAGATACGTATATCCCTGCTAAAGATCCAACATACATTAAGTGGGGTGATTATTCAGATATCGCCGACATCATTAAATCAAAAGCTTTTTATCCAATCTACATCGCAGGTCTTTCAGGTAATGGTAAGACTATGATGGTAGAGCAAGCGTGTGCAAATCTCGATAGAGAATACATACGTGTTCAAATTTCCCCAGAGACGGATGAAGACGATCTCATCGGAGGTTTTCGTCTACTCAATGGTGAGACAGTATTCGCGAAAGGCCCCGTAGTAAAAGCTATGGAGCGCGGAGCCATACTTCTCGTGGATGAGATAGACCGTTCAACCAGCAAGATTATGTGCCTCCAAGGAGTATTGGAAGGTAAACCGATCATGATTAAGAAGACCGGTGAAGTCATTCGTCCGGCTCTGGGGTTCAATATTATAGCTACTGCAAACACTAAAGGTAAAGGCTCTGAAGATGGCAGGTTCGTCACGGCTACCATTATAGACGAAGCTTTCCTTGAGAGATTTGTTGCAACATTCGAGCAACCATATCCTACACTTAACGTAGAGAAAAAGATCGTCCTCAATCATATGGACAAATATCGTCGAATTGACGCAGATTTTGCCGAAAAGCTTGTCACATGGTCTGAGGTTATTCGTAAGACCTATGCAGCTGATGGAGTCGATGAATTAATTTCAACTCGTAGATTATGCCATATTGCTCAAACATTTGCAATCTTTAACGATCGCATGAAAGCTATTCAACTTTGTATATCACGATTCGATGAAGATACGAAAGTAGCTTTCCTAGATCTATACACCAAGATAGATGCTTCTTCCACAACAGCAAAAGTGCCAGAAGTTATAGTATCCCCTGAATCAATTGCTCCAGCAAATTAATTCAACACTGAAAGTATTCTCCTACACATTTGATTATTTACAAGGTGCAGGACTTAGTGTATATTAGAATTTACAGTAAACTTCGATCCCTACTGTAAACTTGAATGAAGGATCGAGCCAACATATATAAACGTTATAACATGAAGACCGCTCGTACAAATCAGAAAACTCGTTTGTTTAACTATCTTACTAAGAATAAGACAGTGACAATCGCTCAAGCACAAGCTCGTTTGAACATCGCTAATCCATCAGCTGTGGTAGCACACATGCGCAATGATGGCGTAAGCATTCGCACAAGCGTCCGCTTTAACAAGCAGGGCAACAAAGTGTTTGAATATTGCTTAGCTTCAACTAAGTAATATAAACTGAGAAGAGACTGGAGGACTCTATATCCTCCAGTCTCTAATTAATCTTATGGCAAAAACAATAGAACCTCCTAAATTAAATTCTATACCAGCTACAGCTGGACGTAAGTTTGATGGAGGTAAGCCGGAATACGGTCTTATTCCTCCCTATGCTCTCGATGAACTTGCTGTAGTGTTGACTATTGGAGCTCAAAAGTATGAGAGAGAAAATTGGAGGTATGTTCCAGAAGCAAGTAGGAGATACTACGATGCTTTACAAAGACACTTATGGGCTTGGAAAAGAGGCGAAAAATTTGATGCCGAAACAGGACGTCACCATCTCGCTCATGCGGCATGTTGCTTATTCTTTTTATATGAACATGACATTGGTAAAGCAAATCCTGATATATAGACAATCTTTATTATGAAACTATCCGAAACAACATTAGATGTACTGAAAAACTTTTCAGTCATCAATCCTAACATGGTCTTCAAGCCAGGTAAGACCATTTCAACTATTGCAGAAGCTAAGAATATACTTGCAAATGCAAAGATTGAAGAAGAGATCCCATCACAGTTTGGTATCTATGATCTTACAGAATTTCTTTCAACACTTTCTCTTGTAGATAATCCTGATATTGAATTCACCGATGATTCAATATCGATTAATGAGGGTAATACCTCAATCCGTTATTATTACTCTGCTCCAGAGTTATTAACTGCACCTACAAAGCCATTGAATATGCCAAAGGCTGAAGTGAAGTTTACTCTATCTGCGGCAATGATTAATAAGATTAAGAAAGCTGCATCTGTATTAGGTCACGCTACACTACAGATTACTGGTGAAGATGGTAAAATTACTTTATCAGTTAGTGATGTAAAGAATGCTTCAGCGAATAAGTATTCAATGATAATTGACGAGGATAATTCTTGTAAAGAAACTTTTTCTTTTATCATGGTCATTGGTAACTTAAAGATGATGCCAGGCGATTATAACGTTGCAATAAGTTCTAAACTTATCTCTCACTTCGAGAATACAACTATACCAGTTGAATACTGGATAGCTCTTGAAAAAACTAGCACATACGGTAGCTAATCTTATATAAATAACCATGCCGGTGTTCATTCTGAAGCCGGTTAACAATAACTCGGCGTTCAAATTCTTGAGAAGCCGAACAAACCTATAGGAAAACATAACATGGCAGACAACATAGTCGATATCAACTCAGCACAACAAGTAGACGCTGCTCCAGCAGACGCAACTCAACCAACAACACCTCCTCAATTAAGTCTTAATGACTTAGCTGCAACGGTTCAATTGATTGACGTATGCTCAAAGCGTGGAGCATTCGAGGGTCCAGAACTTTCAACAATCGGTGCACTCCGTCAAAGGATCACTGACTTCCTGAAAGCCGCTGCTCCTCAGCAACCAGCAGGCGATCCAGGCGCAGCTCCAGCAGGTGTAACTGCAGCTCCAGTAGCAGCAAACATCCAGAGCTAATAAGATAGTTCAGCGGACTTTTGGGGTGCAGTCTTAAAACAGCACCCTCTTTTTATTTTAATCATTTGAAATACATTTTATCATGAGCAATATTCCTAATAATCCTGAAGACGTTAAAGCAATTAAGATAGCTTTAGATCAAATATCTGAAGCTCTTTCTGAAATTAATACGCAGAGAATACAAATCAACGAGATTGCAAAAGCACTCGAGGACAAGTATAAGATTCCTGCTAAAACATTTAGAAAAGTAGCAAATCTCTATCATCGTCAAGCCGTATCTCAATTTGAGAATGAAGCTGAAGAGATTAAAGATATGTACAAAACAATCATAGGTTGATAATATACATCTATGATAAACAAAGACGAGTTCCTCTGGACGGAACGATATAGACCGACGTGTTTAGACGATTGCATACTTCCTGATAATCTAAAAGATACTTTTCAAAAGATCATAGATTCAGGAGAGATGCATAATCTCATCTTATCCGGAACGGCAGGTCTAGGTAAGACTACTGTGGCAAGAGCTATGTGCGAAACGCTACAATTAGATTATATTCTTATCAATGGTTCTGAAGAATCTGGCATTGATGTATTAAGAACTAAGATAAAACAATTTGCGAGTTCAATTTCATTAATGAATAGTGGCCCTAAGGTCGTGATTCTTGATGAAGCTGATTACTTAAATCCTCAATCAACTCAACCTGCTCTTCGTGGATTCATAGAAGAATTCTCGAATAATTGCAGGTTTATACTTACATGTAACTTTAAGAATCGAATCATTGAACCTCTTCATTCAAGGTGTGCAGTGATTGAGTTTAATACCTCTAAGAAACAACTTGCAGATCTTGCGAGTAAGTTCATGAAGAGACTTGAAACGATTCTGAAGAATGAAGGTGTAAGTTACGAGTCAAAAGTTCTTGCGGATCTCATCTGCAGGTTTGCACCTGATTGGCGTAGAGTGATTGGCGAATGCCAGAGATATAGTGTATCCGGTAAGATTGATAGTGGCATCTTAGTGAATCTTTCTGATGTAAGTATAAGTTCACTTATGAAGTCTCTTAAAGAAAAAGACTTTAAGTCGATGAGGTCTTGGGTAGTAAACAACATGGATCTTGAACCCGCTGCAATATTTCGAAAGATTTATGATAATATGCTCGAATACGCAAAGCCAGATAGTGTTCCTCAGATCGTATTGGTTCTTGCCGAGTATCAATATAAGAATAGTTTTGTAGCCGATCGTGAAATTAATATGGTCGCTTGCTTAACTGAGCTTATGGCTTCAACGGAGTGGAAGTAATGAATCCTTTCGAATATCTAAATTCGATTAATGATACGAAGAAGGATATCATGGTGGACGATATTGCCGAAAAGGCATATAACCCATACCTGATAAATCGAGGACTTTCATACTTTCATGATACAATTTTGTTCGCTAACGAGATGAATATACACCATCATCTCGATAATAAACTCCAATATCATTTCTGTATAAATAGTATTCGTAAAAAGAAAAGATTCAGCAAATGGGATAAACCTCAGGAGCATGAATCTCTCATGATTGTTAAAGCATATTATGGTTATAGTAATGAAAAGGCCAAGTCTGCTTTGAGGATCTTGAGTTCAGCTCAAATTGAAGATCTCAAACGAAAACTATTTCAAGGTGGACGCAACAACAAACAAAAACCCAAGTAATATCACTGAAGAGGTTCCAGTAGATTGGAACCCATCGATGATGCTCGAAATTACGCTGAACGAGCCAGACGACTTCTTAAAAGTAAGAGAAACACTTACGAGAATTGGCGTTGCTTCTCGAAAAGAAACGAATAAGCTATATCAGTCATGCCATATCCTTCATAAGCAAGGAAGATACTTCATTGTCCATTTTAAAGAACTATTTTTACTTGATGGTAAGCCATCTAATTTAACGGAGAACGATCTCCAGCGTAGAAATACAATTGCAACTTTATTATCAGACTGGGGATTAGTTACGATAGTCAATCCTACTCAGGTTCAAGTAAAGGCACCACTCCGTCAAATAAAGATCATTCCACATAAAGAAAAAGCAAACTGGCAACTTCTACCTAAATATAATATCGGTAATACGGGTAAATGATATAAATATGTCTGACCGGTAATTCCATCGGTCACAGGAATGCTTAACTGGTTCCTGATAACATAACCTCGCTTAACTGGAGGAAATATACATGACAGCTACAACATATACGTTCCCACGCGCATCCTTCATCGGATTCGATCAACTGTTCAATCAGATTGGAACTGCTCTTAATCAAGAGATTCCAAACTATCCACCACACAATGTGGTGAAAATCGATGAGGATCACTACCTAATAGAAATCGCAGTCGCAGGTTTCAAAGAAGAAAACCTGGACATCGAACAAAAGGAATCGGTACTCACAGTCACCGGTACAAAAGAAGACGACAGGGCTTATATCCATAAGGGTATCTCAAGTCGTAACTTCATAAGAGTATTCACCTTGAACGAACATGTTCAAGTGACCACGACTACTCTGGATAGTGGAGTACTTACTATCGGACTCGAAAGAGTGATTCCCGAAGATCAAAAACCTCGAAAGATCAAGATTGGAACTCTTCCTGAAAAGAAGAAATCATTCTTGAAAGGTTGATATATACTTTATTCATTAGTCAATCGTAAACCAAATATATTATGAGCAATATTAAAATCGTGCGTTTAACATCGGGGGAAGAAATTCTCTGCGATCTAGGTGTTTCAGGAGACAAATACGTCCTTAAATTACCTGCAGTTATTATTCCAACCGGTGACGGCAACATTGGATTTGCGCATTGGCTACCTTATGCTCGCAATGAAGCTGTGCAGATATCGACTAAATACGTTGTATTCATTGTCGATCCTACTACACAACTGGCAAACGAATACATAAAGATGCATTCAAATATCATTGTTCCAGAGCAAGCAAATAAAGATATTATCGTTCCTTCCTAAGAGGAAACTCGTTAATTAAGTTGGGCCGGATGTACTTTAAATATGTACATCCGGCTTTTTTGTGTTATTATCTTGACATAACGTGAAATTCTATACAAACGTAAGTAGATTTGGCTCAGACATTCTTTATCGCGGATATGACAATGGGCGTCAGATACGCGAGAAGATTAAATTTAAGCCTACATTGTATCTTCCTTCTAAGCTTGAGAAAACTCAATGGCACTCGTTGGATGGTACGAATGTGGAGCCAATAGGCTTCGATTCGATGAAAGAAGCAAAATCCTTCGTTGCAAAGTACGAAGGTATAAGTTCTTTTACAATCTATGGAAATATGAGATGGATTACTCAGTTTATTCAAGATAGATTTCCAGATGAAATTCATTTTGATCGTAATCTAATTAATGTAGCAGTTCTCGATATCGAAGTCAAATCAAATGATGGTT